GGTGGTATGCAGTCAGCTTATGGTCCACGACCTGCAGTAAGGGGATTGGGCCTGTGGCTTTGTCGCTGATCCCTCTCACGTCTGACCAATGCCCACCCACACCGCCGCCCTTTACGGAAAGCCATGCTACTTCACCATTATGTTCAATAAGGCTATCAAGATTGTCACCCACGTAAGTAAGGAAACAAGAAATAGGCAACCCACTAATATTTCCATGCGGTTCTGGGGCATTGCTGAGGACAGGGCTTGCAAACATGAACCAACCTTTTGACGCATAGTCGTAGATACGTTGTGCCAAGTCAAGTTCATCATCGCAGTAAGCCACTGCAGCACGTGCAAAAGCTTCTTGAGGACTTTTTTCATGCTCAAGCATATAGTAGTCCTGCATGAGCTTAATCGCTTGGTCACTGAGGCGTACGTCCCGTTCATAATCAATCTTGATCCCAAGGTGTTGAGTCATCAAATTCTCCAGTAAGGTCGTGGTAGTTGTTTTCTATAATGTCAGAGAATCGGTGGACGATGTCTTCTGATGTTATTTCGAGACGTTCAATTAAAAGCGTCTCGTCCAACTGCATCAATCGTTCTTTCAGTTCTTCTAGCGTTATCATGGCCGATGCGAACCTACTATTTTACACGATAGAGATGAGTTTGTCAAGATAATGATGAGCTTTTTTCAAATCTTCAACACCACCCTTGTCTTCCCATCGTGCTATATATTTAATCACATTTCCCCAGATGTAGCCCTTGAATGCCTCTTCAGACATCCAGGACTCCATTGCTTCCCAAGGCTGCACAGACTTTGATGTGTAGTGACTACCGCCCACCTGAACATCATTAGTCATTATTATTCTTTCCTTTGTAGTAGATGCCGATGTCATTTTTTAAGTCAAAAGAATAACCCCATGTGCATTCAATCTGTCTAACAACATCATCAATTAATTCAGACCAATGAATGTCATCATCGTATTCACAACGAATGATGTGTTCCTTACCATGACCACGTAATTCAAAGGTCATGTAAATTTTGTCTTCATTATCAAATGGATTCATTTCTATTCCCCTAAGTCTAAACTATATTGTACTTCATCAAAACTGACTTCGCATGATTCAGAGCACCCGTTGCTGATGTCTAAATAATGTTGGTCAACAAATTCATCGTATCCTTCCAGTGCCATATCACGAAGATCTTGAACAGACTTAAAGCCACGAAAAAACTTAATTTGCTTGCCAAGCTTATTCGCAACAGCACCGGTATTGCCGTATAAACGTTCCATCCGTTCTGGAAACTCAAACACTTCAGGACGTTCTTCTAACAACGTGAACAGTTTTCTAAATGACTTTTTCCAACACCAAAGGCAATTGCCATAATGTTCTGGGATGTCTAAGTCAAAAGGTTGCCCACGCCACCAGTTTAAAACATCTTGTTTTGTTACATTATGCTCTACTAAAGGATAGATAAGAGAATTACTGGCAGCATTTGGAGACATCCTGTCAATCTCATCTGCCCGTATTCCAATAGCCATTTTGTATTCAATCTTCTTCAATCCCAAAGATCGAACATAAGCCTGGATTGGATATTGTTTCAATTCTCTTGTGCAATGTGGAGACTTTGTAAATGGAATACCGTACTTGGCTATTACAGCTTCAAACGGCTTCCCATCACGGGATGCTGTATCATAAGACACAACATTAAATGATGTACCCTTTCCCTTTTCTGGTTGCACATCTGCTTCTATCCACACTGTGTTGTATCCGAATGATACATCACAATTGTGTACAAACTCTAATGTCCTTTCATCCTCTTGTCCCGTATTTGCAAACAAGACAATAACGTCTTTCCACTTGTCACGTTCTTGTAACAAGAGCTTAGTCATGTACGCTGAAGTGCGGCCACCACTAAAGCTAATGATTAAAGTTTTGTCTTGCATCGTTCCTCTTTCGTTTTCACATCGTGACAGGTTTTGCACAGCACCTGTAAATTGTCTGCTTCACAGAACAATCGTTCTACAAACTTAGGCAAATCTGAATACTTAGTGAGTGTACCTGCGGGTGTGATGTGATCAACATTCACTTCTGTAGACTTGTACAGATTTTGACACTGAGCACATTCATACACCCACTTGGTACGTTTATCCTTCCCTGAATAAGGCTTCCTTGCCTTTTCCATCACCTGGTAACGGACAGGGTATTTAGTCCAAGCACGTCTGAGGGCCGAACGTATAAAACTAAAATACCTTGCCGTTGTCCAAGTGTTTCCTGCTTTGTTTTTCACTCCACGTGTCACGTTATCACCTCTATTGGTGGTGTGAAACTATCTTGTGTTGAACGCAGCATGTACAGAAGATGTCCGTTCTCAATGGCACGGTCATATCCTAAATGCTCTACAATCACTTCCCACATTTCAGCGTCTGTCTTACCTTCCAAAAGCTTCTCAGCTTTCTTTGGACCAATACCATGTACACCTTTGATATTATCGACAGCGTCTCCAGTGAGAAACTGCTTGTAGAAATTAAAGGATGCTGTTTGCTGATTGATGTAATAAAGATTGTCCTTGACAAAGTTGTAGTGCCATCCCACCACCTGATCAAGGTCTTTATCCAGAGAAACAATCACTCCTTCACCGTTTAGCTCTGTAGCTTCAATCGCAATGGCATCATCTGCTTCAAATCCATCCCAGATGACAGCATCCCATGCGTACACCAAATACTCCCTCAGCAAATGATAATGCTTTGGTTTTTCTGATTTACGATTTCCTTTGTATGGTGCTGTAACAGCAACATCATGTCGGAAATTATTCTTGCCTGTCAGATGTAGCGACCATCTTGTACATAATGGCAAATCTATCATGATAAGGTTTTCAAGAAAATGTGCCATTGTACGGATAGCAACATCTTCACTGTCGTCATTGGAGGCAAATCCAAAACGATAGATGAGGATGTCGGCATCAATGATCGCTACTGAATAAGACATTACAGAGTTTCTTCCTCTGTAGCATCTTCAACATTTTCAGGCTCTGGAGGTGCTACCAGATCTGTGACAACAATCTTCTTGATTGTTGCAAACCGTCCATACTTACAATCATACGATCCAAGCAGGACAGATGCCTTAGTTCCCCATCCCACTTTATTACCTGGGATAGGATTGTCGTCTGTATCCACCACTTCAATAGGGATGTTAGATTTAGGTGTCAATACCGTACCATGCTCTTCAGACTTGTGAGCTTTAGGTGGGTTTTTCAATCCAAGTGAATTGATTGCGTTGACAGCAGCTTCATTCAACTGTGTCAATGTCACCTTATACTTGCCATCAGGAAATTGAGACGCTTGTGGCGATCCCTCCTCATCCTTCTTGTCCAAGTATCCCCACATCAACGTGGCGTTAAACTTTACTTGATTACTCATACTCATTCTCCTGTTGGTGAGTAGATAATATTATCTCACGAGTGATCTAAATAATCAACAGCTTTTTTCAAAAGCTCTGGATCATCTCGAAATTGTCCAAGTCCTGCGTTACATTGTCTGCACAAAAGACCTCGAACCTTGCCTGTATCATGGCAGTGATCTACACTAACAATATTGTTAGCATTTTTACCTACCATGACCAAATCTGTAGTGCAAATTTTACACTTTCCGTTTTGCTTTTCATACAAAGCATCTAGTTCTTCCCCTGTTAAACCATAACTGTATTTAACAGACCACTTTTTACGAGCTTCAGCCCACTTGTCTTTACCTCCTTTATGATATCGTTCTCTGTTTCGTTGGTTTTCGCAGTCTCTACACATCGGATTTATATAATCAAAATCTTCACCGACCTTAACCCGTTTTCGACGCTGAGTCCTAAAATGTTTAATTGATTTTTCTTGATGACATTGTGTACATATTTGCATAAACGTATCTCCTCAGTTCATAATATTATATCATAATCATGTACAAATGTCAAGCATTAATGTGTATCGTACCAATTTAGTCCAACTTTATACTCTGCGCCTACTGGACACCTAAAATTTAAAATCTCTCCCGCCTTGGCCGCAGATCGCACCAATATGTCTCCACATTCTTCTGACCACTGATCTCGTACAGATCCTTGCAGCTCATCGTGTACGAAAGCCACTTGCGAGTAGGGGATTTTTCTTTTGCGGAATTCTTTGTGCGCTTCCACACACCATTGCTTGGCAATGATTGCGCCACAACTTTGTAATAGCGTGTTAAGTGCTGCGTGTGCGGAACGGACAATAACTTGCCTACCATCAAGACCTGGTAAGTAGCCCTTTTCGGCAATACGCTGCACTTTATCCATAAGAGCTTTAAGTTTCGGGGTGGAAGAATAAAAGTTATTGAGAATTTCTTGCCCTTCTTTTGCGCCACCACCAACAATACTACCGACTTTTGACGGCCCTGCACCATAGAGGACGGAATAAGCAAGCGTTTTAGCCTGCGCTCTCGTTTCGAGTCCGGCTGCTTTTTGATTTTTTGTGTGAATGTCACCATTGAGTAATTCCTCTTGCCACTCGTCGTCCTGCATATAATGAGCAAGACATCTCAGTTCAATACCGGATAAGTCTGCTCCAACTAACACCTCGCCTTCATAAGGTATGAACAGACTTCTACATTCAACACCATAGGGCTTATTCACTGAAGGCACTTGTCCCAAATTGGGACTATGATGTGTCATACGTCCAGTGACAGCACCATTACTAATCACACCACCATGTACACGGCCTGTTATGTCATCAGCATGTTTCAACCAACTATCAATCAAACCAACACGTTTCTGAATCATTAAGTATTCTGCAATCAAGGCTGCTTCAGGGATGGTGACATCTTCTAATGTTGTCTCATCGACAACAACAGAGCCTTTCTCTGTATGTTTCTGTGGCTTCCATCCAAGCTGTTGTAGACGTTGCGCTATCTGCTTACGACTACCAGGATTGAACACTGTCACCTTATCCTTCAGTCGCTTTCCTGTCTTCTCGCTCCAACGTTCTTCAACAATCGGTTGAAAAACACTCTGCATCTGATCTTCAATAGTTGCCATTCTGTCTGACAACTGAGCATATAATATCTGAGCTTGAGGAACGTCCAGTTTAAAACCGTTTCGCTCTTGTTTAGCAATTTCAATCGCTGTTTGATGCTCCAAAGCAATACTCTGTCTCGCATCCTTCCATTCTTTAAAGGAATCCTGAAGCATTCTAAATAAAGCTGTCGTGACTCTAACGTCTTTCTGACAGTATTCCAACATCTCATCAGACAATCCTCCATCATAATCATCAAAGTCAAGTTTGTTTTCTCCAAGCCTTTCACCCCAAGCACGTAAACTATGCCCACCTTGTAATGTAGGCTCAAGTAAACGTGACATCACCAGGGTGTCAACAGCTTGTGAGGCTTTAATCGTGACATTCCACAGAACACGCAACCAATAGGCATCAAAGGAAATGATATTATGCCCGACAATGCCATCGTGATTGTTGATGAGGTTTTGGAGGCCTTCAGGCGAGGTGAATGTATACATTTCGCCTGTATCGACATCCTGGCAACAACAACACCATATCACTGTTTGTTTGCTGTCTGTTTCAATGTCAAGCGTCAACACTGATGAATTCCACCTTATCTAACGGAATCTGAAAGAAGTATTCGTCTTTATACATGTATTTGTTAGGCACTTCAACAGGTAGTAGGTCTTGCAGATCAAGACACCAGAATGTGGCTGCGTGTGTTAACGGCTCATTCCAAATAAAGAAGCGTGTCTTGCCATCAAAGAACTTCTCTTTACGTTGTGGAAGCTGTACAGATTCGTATGGAAACACACTGTCCTTCCATACACGTTTCACTTCACATTCCACATTGAATTCATAATCATCCAGGGGCATGTACGCTATCAGATCTTGAGCATAACGATCAGGATGTTCAACAACATCATAGCCTTTGCTCTTCAAAAACTCTGTTGTCACCTTACGTGCAGCCTTATCGTATTTCTCAAATAGCTCTCGATCAAATCGTTTGCGTTCTGACATTACAAATCATCCTGTTCTTCCACTTCAGTCATTCTACCAGTGTGTAGGCTGTAAAGCAATGCACACGCCTTCCCTGTAATCCCTGCGAATCTGTTCTTCAGAACACGCACATATGTTGTATTCCGTTCACGGACATCATCAGCTTGTCCATTCCGTTCAAGTCCTATCACCATGTCTGAAAGCTGAGCAATACTACCACTGCCACGTAGTTGTGCCAGGCTTGTTGCAGCACCTTCCTCATGTCCTTTGGTTTCAGGACGTTTCAAGTGGGAGACACAAATCAAGCTGATACCTGTTTCCTGCACAAGCATTCTGAGCTTGGTCATAATCTCATCTATGGCTTTTCGTTCATCCCCGTTATTCTGAGCACTAACAACGATAGAAATATGATCAAGGAACACATACTCACATCCCATAGCTTTGGCCAAGTAGCGAACATGATTGACGATACTATCAACATCACCACTGCCGAAATGATTAAGGAAATACAGACGATCTGTGCCAAGTGTCTGAGCGAAAGCATCATCTTTCTCCTTTTGCGTTGCAACAGCATCTGGCAGGTGTAAAGGCTTATTTGCAGCCAATGACATCAATGAAAGACCTGTTTTGCGTATGGATTCTTCCAAGAACATACAGCCCACTTTGCTGTCTGTTGATTGCATGATGCCCCATATCACTTCACGTAAGAATTGACTCTTACCAAGCCCGCTTCCGGCTGTCACTGTCACTAGCTCATGCTTACGTATGCCATATGTCAAGTCATTGAGGCCATCAAAGGGATAGAAACAATCGGCCTTTTCCAATGGCTTCATCACTTCATCATACAGAGCAGATCCACAGACAATCCCATCAGGTGTCCACTTCTCTGCCCGCCAAAAGCCTTGAACAAAGTCAGCACTCTTATGCTTTAGGAGGTAGTCGTTGGGGTCTTTCAAGCCTTCAGGATGGATGATGTATTTGGCTTTGTGTGAGAACAATTCACAACAGGCTGCTTGTGCTTCTAAGCCTGGGACATCACTATCAAAAGCAAACACAATCGTATCAAAACTATCCAGATAGTCGTAGTTTTCCTTACAGTCTTTCACAGCACTCTGCGCACCGTTACGTACAGATACGCATGGTGTCTTTCCTTGCATCATTTGATACGCAGACATCGCATCAAATTCACCTTCAGTGACGATGAGATATTTCTGCCCTGCAGGGAAACGCTCTTGTCCAAACAATCGCTTGTCTGCCTGGAAGTCTCCAATGATTTTAAATTGCTTCTCTCCATTGATGCGCACCTTCGCAGCTTCACCAATAGGGAAATACAAATCACCATTGTTCCACCCAACACCATAACGTACACAGGTGTCTTTGGTGAGCTTCCTATCTGTCAAATCTGTTGTAAACAGTGCCTCAGACGCATTGAGAGGCTTCAGATCGGACGTTTCCGCCTTCTTCCATGTCTCCCTACTATCCCCGTCTGGAGGAATGCGTGTGGAGCACGAGAAACACGTCCCCCATCCGCTGTCATCAATGGCAAATGCATCACTACTGTTGCAGGATGGACATGCCAAGTTGTAATTGACAAATGCCATTATGAAAATTCCTCCATCTCTTTAATGCGAGCTTCAACAATGTTCTTATAACGCCTGGATGTATTCTCAAGCTTAGCAAGCAATGCTTTCATATCTTGCTCCGATGTCACACTCTCAGCCCACAAGTCGTCTAAGACAGCATCATGTCTTGGTTCTGGTGCATGTAAATAATCATCCAAGCGAGACGATAATTCATTAATCAGAACATATGTATCAATATCTTTCATCACTTATTCTCCAAGTAGAAAAGAGCATCTTGTACATCATTGACATCACTGTCGTCAACATATTCCAAGAGCTTTGTTAAAAAACTATCCAATCCCCAAGACCGGACGTATTCACCATTCACACACATTGAGATGTGTAATGCCATCTCTTGTGCTGCCACTTCCATGTCTTGTTCGCTCATTCCAAGTGTCTCCGTGTTCATTGTTGGCATGCTTCTTGCTATATATATCTATAGACAATATATAAATAATAATCTTTATATAAATAATTATCATATTTATATAATAATTATTCTTCTGTATACATATCTTCAATATCTATAACATCTTGTATGTGTAACATATTATTATTTTCTACTACTGTTACATCATCTTTGATATGTTTATAACAATCACTACACATATCAAGATATTCATTTGTAGTGATTGATTTACGTGAACATTCAAAGTCTGTTAACAGCTTATCACAGCATACACAACGCATATATCATTCCAGTGTTAATAGTATTGATGGAGTGTAACATCCTTCAAAATATATTTCAATGTCTTTAGTCACTGTTGCACTACCATCCTGGTGTAAATCTGTCAACACTCTGTGGTCATAGCGTCTACGGGCTTCATCCAAAGTGATGACACGTACGCAGCAATTCTTTCTGTCATATTCGTTGACATATGTTAACGTGTCCATTTCTCAATCTCCTGTTCTAATTCTGCAATATGCACAGATGATGGCACTGGCATTCCATTCCTTGGTGCTATCTGTTCTGCTATTGATTTCCATCTATCGTAAGCGAATACATCATCACGCATATCTGCCTCATTGGCAAGGAATAAACACCAAAGGTGTGCGCATTCCCCTTTCAGTCCTGATGATATGTGACATCTTTCAACGTATGGTAGTTTCATGTCTCACTCCCCAAGTGTTTCCAGGTTTTGTTGTTAATGATTTTGCTAACGTGTGATTTTGTTAATTCAAACTTCTCTGCAATCTCTGTCAGCTTCAATCCTTCATTGCGTAATGCTTTTATCAACAGGACGTCTTCAGGATCTATCTTTCGATGGTTGTGATGTTGCCAATAATTACTCATTTCTTTCCCCATGCTTTTGTGATGGTCCAATGTCCAAAAGGAACACTGCCATACCATTGCTGTTCAAAGGATGTGTTTTTAGGCCTTGCCCGTGCAACCGTCTGTCGATATCCCAATCCAAGCTTTTCCCGGTTGCGGTGGGCATATTGAATAACAGACGATCTTTTCCTATTTAGCTTCTTGGCAATGTCTGCTACTGCCTTCCCTTCCATCCACATTGTCACCAATGTGTCTATTTCTTCTTCTTTCCATATTTGTTTGATGTTCATCGTTAAAACTCCCCTAATGTCCCATGACGGGCATAATAGGCCTTTGCGCTGTCTTCATATGCTTTTTCCGCTATCTTCGCTTGTAGAGCCTTAGAATGCGTCTCAGAGCGTATTAAGGCCATTAGTGTCGGTCTAAACGCCACTGATGCCGTATTCACCCAAAATGTGCTGATGATGTCCAGGTATTTTGTTTCCATTGGTGCGTCCTTATGTTGTCCTGCCCATTCTTTACAATCAGAGCATATCCCTAGTCCATCGTTATAATTTAACAATGTAGCATCGCAACATTCTGAATTATTCATTTTCTGTCTCTCTTATGTTAAACACTTCACGATCAATATAATCTGTTCTTAAAGGGTCTTCAAATCCCTCTGTTACGATTTTACGTGCATCGTCTTCTGTCTCAGCTTCAACAACATATAAAAACTCTACAGTTGCGCTTTCATATACATAAAATTTATTCATTGTTACTTCCTCAATCAAATAGTTCGTTTACGATTTCACGTGACAAGATAATTCTATGCTCTTCTGACGATGTATCAAAATCAGCATCATTTATTCTTTCATCAAAATTGTGATTGCTCCATGGCTCCGATTCAGAGTCATAATATTCATATTGTACCGTTATCGTTGTAAGCTTAACTATCATAGTTTGTTTCTCTCTCTGTGTTCATAATATTCAGGTTCGTTAACATCGCACCCGCATAACCAGGCAACTAATGCACCAATGCACACCAATGCGCAAAAACTGATTAATACGATTATTAACATCATTAGCTCTATCATGTTCTGTTTTCCTTATACGTTAACCAATGGAATCAGTGTACTAGTTTTAAACTTAGACTGTCTAGATCCGTGAACAGCGATAACGATACTTTTATTTGTCCTGGTGTTACCGTCACACAATCCACAATCTAGGCAAGTAAGGCCTTTACTATCAGACAAACATTCAATTTCATTGTCATGCATTGCATCGCCTACCATTGCAACACGAAACGTTCTAGCCCCTTTATCCTGCCATTGTTGCGCTTGTTTCGGACTATCAGCACTAATCATACAAATGGACAAAAATCTATTGTCAAAATGTTTATGTCTTGCCTGGTGAGTGTATCCAGTGTGACCAATACCTACGTTTGCAAGATAGTGCATTATCTCGAATGGTGCTGCAGCCGGATCGCCGTATGCGCCTAGTCTGATTTTTCTATGCTGCAAGTAGTGTTCATGTTGTTCTTTATCGTATGTTGGATATTTCCCGGCCTTGTATGCCCGATAAATAGATAAAGGAGCTTGCCCGATGTTTACATAACATGCGCCACCATTGTGCCAACGATGGACGCAACTACCGCATACACTACTATCATTGCCTACCTTGTAAGCTTCAATTGGTGACATATCAGAGCGTACAATCCATACTTGCACCATGTCCCCGGTTTTAGTGTTACTTGTTTCTAGTGTTGCGATAACAACTATAGGCGCATTATCCAGGCTGCTATTACCTTCGTACATTACGAAACCTTTAAGCTTCTTTGATGCTTTCGTTTTTTGTGTTGCGATACCGACTAAACGTTTCATTACTTTCGCTCCCTTAATGCATCCAAGTATGTTAAATATTGATCCTGGTAGTAATTCTCTTTTTCAGGATTCCAACCTTTCATAGCGTCTCTTGCATTCTTACAGTCATTAACAACATATTGCAATGACTCTTTAGATAATGTTTTAGCATGCTCTTGCCATTCGGTAAACTTACTCATTATATGTGCTCCTCTTTGCACGTTTCGTTAACACTATGATAACAATTCAATGACACTTTTCTATTATACTTTAGTCGTATGCCAGGTGTCGTTTGTGGTGTATATAGCACCTACACCACCACTCACACTTACCCAAACCCTGGACACAAAAACGTTATAATATAACACTCACAGCCTGCACTATATTGGTGCAAATGTGTGCACTATCCTGGTGCAAGCTGTTAATAACGCACCAATTTGGTGCAGCTATGCAAATGCAAATCATTCGCATTATGTATAGCGTTCGCAAGCTGCAAATGATTCTCATTTACGTCATGCAAATGTAATTGCAAATCATTCGCATAATGCGACCGGCCCTTATTTGCATCCCCGGGGGCGTCTACGGCGTGTTAATATTATTTGTAGTACCCACCTACAAATGCAAAAGGCTAAAAATAGCTAAAAAGAGACATAATTTGCACAGATAATGTCTATACAAACCTCTTGTTATATAAAGAATTATTGATATATGTATAATTTCCTCTTCTTGTGAGTAAAAAAAGGCTTGACATGTTAATTTTTATGTGGTACACTATTGACATCTTGTCACAGGCGTGGTAAACGAGGATATGTCAGAGACACCAGTTAAAAGAGGCCGTGGTCGTCCTAGAAAGACGGACATAGAAGCTAAGAAAAAAGGCAATAGAGGTGTTCGTGGACGTCCTCCTGGCGATGCCGCCCGCATCAATGAATTTAAAGCAAGGCTGCTTGCAACTTCGGGTGATAATGTCATTAATAAAATTATTGACATTGCACAAAATGATGAACATCCTGGGCAAATGGCTGCATTGAAGATGTGTATGGACAGAGTGTTGCCATTGTCTTATTTTGAAAAAGACAAAGCCACCAATGGACGTAGCAGTGTGTCTATTACGATTACAGGTATTGGCGGTGATACAACAATTGTAGGACAAGAAGAACAAGAAGAAGCCATTGATGTTGAATACACAGAGCTAGGAAACCAAACAGATGACACCTGAATTGATTGAAACAATCAAAGAAGACTTAATTAAGCATGAAGGGTATAAGGATGAAATTTACTTGTGCTCTGAGGGTATTCCAACGTTTGGTATTGGTCATGCTGTTAAAGAATATGATGTTGAATGGACATGGCCTGTAGGAACACCTGTCGAGAAAGAACGTATTGACAATGCATTTCAAGCAGACTTGGAAGATGCTGTCAATGATGTGAAAGCTCTTGTGCCTTCTATTGAAGACAAGCCTTTTCAATGTCAACGTGTCTTAGTTAATATGGCATTCAATCTTGGACGTACAAGGCTTGGTAAGTTTAAGAAGATGATAGCAGCTGTAGAAGAAAATAATTTTAAAGAAGCAGCCAATCAAATGGTGAATAGCCGTTGGTACAATCAAGTGGGCAATCGTTCTATTGAATTAAAAAACTGGATGAGAAACGCTTGAGCGATTTAAAAGTAGAGCTACTTCCATGGCAACAAGAGGTGATGGAAGCAACAGAACGTTTTAAAGTGGTGGCTGCAGGTAGACGTTGTGGTAAGAGTCGTCTTGCTGCTTGGATGCTCATCATCAATGCTCTACAAAGTAAATCTGGTCATGTGTTTTATGTTGCTCCAACACAAGGACAGGCTAGGGATATTATGTGGGGTGTGTTAATGGAATTAGCACATCCAATTATTTCAGGAAGCCATGTCAACAACATGCAAATTAAGCTCATCAATGGAGCAACAATTTCATTGAAGGGTGCAGACAGACCAGACACAATGCGTGGTGTATCCTTGAAGTTCCTTGTGATGGACGAATATGCGGATATGAAGCCTAGTGTGTGGGAAGAAGTGTTACGTCCCGCATTGGCTGACCAAAAAGGTCATGCATTATTTATTGGAACACCGAAAGGACGCAATCACTTCTACGAATTGTATAAGTATTCAGAACTCAGCGGTGATCAAACATACAAGGCTTGGCATTTTACATCGTATGACAATCCTTTGCTTGACAGTGAAGAGATAGATACAGCTAAGAAGAGTATGTCTTCTTACGCATTCAGACAAGAATTCATGGCTTCTTTTGAAGCACTTGGATCTGAAATATTCAAAGAAGATTGGATAGCGTTTAGTAATGATGAACCAGAAACAGGTGATTATTACATTGCTGTTGACTTAGCAGGATTTGCAGATGTTGCAACAACACGTAGTGCAAAGCGACTTGACCAAACAGCCATAGCAATTGTCAAAGCAAATGAAGATGGATGGTGGGTGGCTGATATTGTTCATGGCCGTTGGGACATTAAGAAAACAGCCAGGAAGATATTTGAAGCCGTAGAGGCCTATCGTCCTGTTGCTGTTGGTATTGAGAAGGGAGCATTAAAAAATGCTGTGATTCCCTACTTGACAGACTTGATGAAATCTTCACAACGTTTTTTCCGTGTTGAAGAACTAACGCATGGTAATAAGAAAAAAGTGGACAGAATTGTCTGGGCTTTACAAGGACGTTTTGAACATGGAAACATTCATCTTTCTGAGGGAAAATGGAACACAGAGTTTTTAGATGAGCTCTTTCAATTTCCCAATCCATTAGTGCATGACGATTTAGTTGATGCGCTTGCATACATAGATCAGCTAGCCAAAGTGAGCTATTACATTGACTTTGACGAAACTGAATTTGAAATACTTGACCCTGTAG